ATGAGTTTTTATGCAGTAGCAAAAGGACATAATATCGGCATCTATTATTTTTGGAATGATTGTAAAGAACAAGTAATAGGTTATAAAGGAGCAATTTATAAAAAATTTCCTATCGAATCAGAAGCAGAGGATTATATATTAAATATTAATTCTGTTAGCACTGAATTTTTTGAAAATATTTATAGTAAATTTAATGATTCCAAAGTAGATTATTTTGTTTATACTGATGGCTCTTGTTATAATAATGGTAAAATAAATGCAATTAGTGCAATAGGAATATTTTTTGAAGAAAATAATAATAAAAATGTATCAAAAATTGTAGATAGTTTGGATTTTAATCATACGAATAATAGTGCCGAATTATTAGCCATATCAGAAGCTTATGAATTAATAAAAAATGATTTAATTAACAAAAAAATATGTATTGTTACTGATTCAGATTATAGTATAAAATGTGCTACAAGTTATGGAGAAAAATGTGCAAAAGAACATTGGAATAAACACATTCCAAATAAAAGTTTGGTCAAACAATTATATACAATTTATAAAGCTAATCCAAATTTAAAACTTAAACATATTAAAGCACATACAAATGCACAAGACGTACATTCAATGGGAAATAAGGAAGCAGATAAATTGGCTTATAATGCTATTAAAGAATATAAGAAATTATAAATATTAATTATAAATATTAATTTTAAATGATTTCATCTACTAAACCATACTCAAGTGCTTGTGTTGAATTCATCCATAAATCATGATAAAATAAATATTCTAATAACTGTTCGTCTATACTTGTATTTTCTAAATAAATATTTTTTACTACATTCATAAATGTATCTACATTGGCATTTAAATCTTTTATATCCATTAATGAACTTACTTCTTGTTCTTGTAATTTTACTCCATGAATCATTGCTAAAGAATGTTTATACATAAAACGCTGTGTTCCTGCGACAGATAACAATGTAGCGGCCGAAGCAGCATAACCTCTAATATAAGTATATACTGGAATTCCTAAATTCTTAATTTCATCTACAACAGCTAAAGTGGGTAATAATGAACCACCTGGACTTTGAATATATAAATTAATATATGGAGGATATTTTTCATCAGTTAATGCTTGGTTTCTGTGATGCATTAAAGCCTCTGTTAATTTAAAACAAGTTTCATCATTTAATCCACCTGTAAAATATATATTATTATTTACGCGATTATTATTATTTCTTTGCAATATTTCTAATGAACTATCCATATTATTATTATTGTTATTGTTATTGTTATTGTTATAGTCATTTTCATCATTCAATAATAATATTTTTTTATTATTAGCATTTAAATTAATCAATCCGTTTGATGATAAAGTATTAGTTATAAACATTCTTCTGTTCAATAAATTGTTGATATTGAAACATTCTACTTTTTTAAATGAAAATGCTAAAGCAATGATAATATGTTTAAATCCGAAAAACATATTATATATTTTTTTAGATTATAATTTATAAAAAAATTTTAATAAAAGAAAATTATTCACATTTTGTTGTTTTAGTTGAATAAATAGTCATTGCTTTATTTTTTCTATTATTTAAAATACGAAAATAACTTTCTAAAGTTAAAAATGAAAACAAAGAACCATTTAAAAATAATAAAAAATTTAAGTATAATGTTAAAATTAAATTGTCTTTTAATATATTTGAATTATAATTAATAAAATTTATTGTTACACCAAACAAGCATAGCGGATATCTAAAATAAATATACAAATAACTATTTATTTTCTTTTGTGTTATTAAAGTAATTTTTTCATTTTTATATAAACTCAAAGTTCCATATTCAATTATTCCAGGTAATCCAGCACAAGCAATATAAGCCATTACATATTGGTTTGTTTCCAAATAAAAAAAACAAGGAACAACCCCACCTAAAACAAATAAAATATGATGAAAATAGTCATAATATGTTAAATTTTTAAAACTAATTATATGATATAAATGTAAAGCAATAATATAAAAACTTGAATTATAACTTTTAATTAATGGTGTTAATTTTAAATATTGATTATTATTAACGTCGCCAATGTGTGTTGTTGATATATTTAAAAATTCAGGATAAATATTTACACTAATAATTAAATTTATTAAAGAATGTAATTGAAACCATCGCGATTTATTACCAAATATTGTAACAAGACAACGATCACAACAATATATTATAAATAATATATATAAAAAATTATGACTATTGTAATAAGAAACTTTATAATTATTAACTGTTTCTATAAGTGTAATATTATGAGTATTGTTTTTAGTAATAACATCATAATATTTTGAATCATTATAAATATAATTTAAATAACTATTAAAATATTTTTTGTTAATCTGAAAACCATTTGTTGCTTCGCAAAATATTTTATCTATAGAATTTAAAATAATATTGCAGTTCATTATAGATATTTATTTTTAATAAATTTAACAAGTAATATTTATATTAATTTAATAAAATTAATAAATTTATTAAATTTATTAAATTTATTAAATTTATTAAATTATTCCAAATCATTATTATTTTCCAATGAAGCCATCATACTTGCTGATACATTATTTAATAAATATTCATTATTTAATACTATTATACAATCTTTTAATTTATTTAATACTAATGTTAATTTTGCTACAATAATAGAATCATCAGTATATGTTTCTTGTAAATTTGTAATTCCTAAATTTGCATTTATAATTGCATTTTTTAAATTATTACGTATATCATCGTGGGATGAATTTACTATAAATTTTGTATATTTTTCTATTTTATCAACTAATTCTTCTAAATATTTAATTGAATTTTCTCTATTATAACCATTATATTTTCTTTTTATATTTGAAAAAAAAGAATTAGCATCAACAGATAATGACGTGTTTCCTGGTAATAAATTAATAGCTAATTTATCTTTCGGATTGAGTTGTTTTAATACTTCTAAATCCAAAAGGATAGTGTCAATATCCATAAAATAAAAAAATATAATAAAATATATTATATTATTTTTATTTCAAAATCAAATAATATTTATTTCAAAACCAAATAATATTTATTTCAAACCCAATGCCTCCAACTTATTTTTTAATACAATTAAACTATTTTTATGTTCATTATAATGCTGTAATATTTTATTCTGCTGAATTTTGTTACAACATATATTACATTCAATATATGCATGCTTTTCATTATAATGCTGTCCTTCAACTATTTCTCGTCTTCCATAAAATCCACAATATTTGCACGGTGTAAATGCCTTTGCACACGCAGTAAATCTATCATTATGAGTTATATTACCATTTAAATGCCTACGCAATTCTGCAGTTGTAATACAAGATACATCACAACCTTCATTTGGACACTTGGATGGTCCTAATAAATTACGCACCATATCCAACTGTATTGTATGACAATAATAATCCTTACTAATTTTATTACATAAACTAATATTACATCCACATCCGCCGTAAGATTTTTTTGAATATCCGCTTCGGTTTTTAAATGGTTTATTTAATTCATAATAACTACGAACACAACTTAAACACCCAGGTGACATGCTTTTTGCATTTTCACAACATACAGGATGAACAGGTAAAGTAGCAATATCCTGACAAATACCACAAGTCAAAGCATCTTTTAGGTCGTCAATACTCGTCATAACAAATTTTCCGTATTATATTGTGTTACGTTAGTTTGTTCTTAGTTTATAATAATTTAAAATTATTAAATTTTTTTTTATCAATTTTTTTTTACATAATTTTCTAAAATAAGTAATTGTTGTTGGTCATTTACACCGCTAATCTCAAGAATATTTTCTACAATTTGATAATTAATTGGAATATAATTTTTCACAAATACTTCAAATAGTTGTGTTAAATAATATTCATTTTGTTTATTATTGTTATCTATTTTATCAATATATTGTAGTAAAACTTTTATATTAAAAGTATAAATACCGCTATTAATAAATTTAATTTGTTTCTCTTCTTCATTGCAATCTTTTTCTTCAATTATTTTAATTATTTTATTATTTTCTAATACTATTCTTCCATATCCACTTGGTTCGTCTATATTTGCAATTAATATATTACAAAATTCTGTATCATTTAATAAATTATTAATACTTTCAGTAGTTATTAATGGAACATCGCCCGATAAAATACAAACATTATATATATAGGTTGGCATTTTTTCTAAAAATTTTTTACAACATAATATAGCATGTCCTGTACCTAATGCTTCGTTTTGCATTATAAAATTTATTTTTTTATCTATGATATTAGGGTCTATGTATTTTTCTAATGTTTCTTTAATAACTGCATAATATTTTCCAACTATTATACCTATTTTATGTATTTTTAATGCCAACGATGTTTCAATTACATGAACAATCATTGGTTTATTATTTATTAAATGCAAAACTTTTGGAACTTCAGAATTCATTCGTTTTCCCAATCCACCTGCCATTATTAATATTACTGAATTTTTGTGATTATAATCAGATTTTTTATTTTCCATTTTATTAAATTATAGTTATTTAATAAATTTATTAGATTTACCTTTATATTTTAATATATCAATTATTTTGGTTGTTGTCGGGAATTCATCATCACCATAAATATCTTGTAATAAAAGCCATTCAAATAATCCACCAATATAAATATATAAATTACTAAATCCTAGTTTATAAAGTTGATTGAATTTATCTATTACTTTAATATCACAGCAATTTTCGCCATAAATTAATATATTTATAGAATTATTATTTTTTAAATAATTATTTAATGCACTAATTTCTTCTTCTGGAGAGAGAGTATTTTTTATTAGACAATCTTGATTATTATTATCTAATGTATTAATAATCATAAATTGACCACATGTAATATTATTATTTATTATATTTTGAACTGATTCAAAATTTATTTTATTTATACTTTGACTATTTCCCATATTATTTTTTATTATTAATTTAATATTATTAAAATATTATTAATTTAATATTAAGTTAATAATATTAAATTAATAATATTAAATTAATAATAATGAAAAAATGTATACTTGCTTTAATTTTATTATTGCTATTACAAGAATCTCAATATACTTATGCTAATTTTACAAATTATTATAATAATTTAACACAACTAGAAAAAAATATGATTAAATTTTACGCATCCAGTTACCCAAACAGTTTTGTAGCAGTTAATATGTTTATATAAAATAATTAAAGATAAAAGTAATTAATCCAAATATTGTATCTACTAATAAAATTATCCAAGCATTTTTATTTTTATAAAAAGCCATAATTGAGAAAATAAAATATAATAAAGAATGTATTAATCTATTATTATTCCACCAAATTCTATTTCCAAAAAATCTTGTTTTCGGGAAATTATTTATGTATTTTTTTGTTCTGCATTTTTACCATTTGTAAAAACACGATCATGACACACTAGTAAAAACTAAAATATCTCTATATCCTTCGTCTACTTTGTCATTATATAATTCTATTGGTAAAATGTCGTGGTATAATTTATTATCGTTTAAAATTAACATTTCTCCTTCATCTAATTGAAGACCATGTATTAAATTTTTAGAAGAATCATATATTAAATTTATACCACCTTTAATATTTATTCTATTTATACAAGCAATACCAATTGCATTATATCCTTCTTGATGTATTCCTAAATTATTTAATTCTGATTTATTATTTGATACATAAACACGTATTTGATGGACTTTAATATAATTTATATTTATTTCATTATAATGATTTTTCAATTCATTATAAAAAGTATATAATAAAAATTTGAAACATTTATTATTTAAAATACTTGATTCTATATTACTGTATTTTCTAATAATAATACCATTATTATTATTATATTTTGATGAACAATAATATTGTAAATCTCCTATTATTTCAATATTATTAATATTAATAATTTTTAATAAAGAAAATGCTCGCATTCGTTTATCTTCATAATACATATCACGATTTAAATAATTAAATGAATCTTTTAACTCATTACATATTCTATTTTTATAATTTGAATCAACCCTATAACAAAAATTTGAGTCTATTTTTTTTAACATTTTTAAATAATCTATTAATTTATTGCCTTCATCAAATCCATTATAATGCATTAATGAAATTCTAAATGTACCATTTTCTTTATTTAAATTATAATAGTCAAATAATCTATTACAATAAAATGTTGAATTATTGGTTAATACTCCAATCTCATTTAAAATTAAACTAACATAATTTAAATCATAATCTTTAAAAAGCAATGAAAATATAGGGACTTTTGGCAAATCCTTTGTTTCCATTGTTTCAATATTTGGATTATTATTTAAAAAAACTTTAAACATATTTACAAATACACGTTCATATATTTTAATTTTTTCTATTACAAATTCAAATGACTTTCTGTTAAATTCCAAAAAATCATTGCTTACTTTTGAATTGTTATAATTAAAAAATCTCGCAATTTCTAAAAAATATTCTTTTAAACCAATTATAGAATTCATATTTTCATAATTAATACCTCCTATTTCAAGCTTTTTAGAAAAATCTTCACTATTATCAAATACATTATGATTTTGATTCTCTATATTATAAATAAAATCACTATCTTTAATATAAAGAGCCGAAATACGTAGCCCACAAAATTTATAAAAAGAAACTACATAAAAATCACATCCAAAATAATCCACATTAATCAGTCCATGAGGCATGAACGAAACACCGTCTACCAATACTTTTGTATCTGGATTGATTTTTTTTATTTCTTTATTTAAATAATAAATATCCAAAACATTACCTAAAATATTACTAACGTGAGGCAATACTACTAAACTCGTATTACAATTCACATTTTTTAATAAATCATCATAACATATTTTATATTTATCATTAATGTCATCTTTGTTTAATGACCAATATCTTAAAATTGCATTATTTTTTGTTGCTATTCTTTCAAAAGGAGTAATACATGATTCATGATTAAAATCAGCCAATATAATTTCGCTGTTTTTAATTTTTAAATATTTTTCCATTGAATTTGCTAAATTATATATTAGCTGCGTACAAGACCCCCCATAAACAATGTCTCCATGTTTATTGTTAAATATTATATTTACTATTTTTTTGGCTTCTTCATTGTGGTTTGTAAGTGATTTTGATAATATATTATTTGTTTCTGGTTCTACATAATTATTTATTAAAAAATGATGATTTGCATTTAATACATGTTCTGGTAATTGACTATTTGATGCATTATTACAAAAAATATAATTAGAGTATTTATTTAGTGATGGAAAAAATCTCTTCATAAATAAAACTATTATAATAAAATAAAATATTTTTATATGTTTTAATAAACATATTTTTACTTTATTAACTTAAATTAACTATTATCGATACTTCTTCTCTTTTAAAACCCTTTGATGCATTACTAGATAATTCTTCACGTTTTTTTCTTGTTTTATTATTTGAATTATTATGAGTATCAGCAATACTTGAATTATTTGAGCTACTAGAACTATTACTATCCGTTGAACTTATAGAATAATTTTTTGCTTTATTTATACTGTTTCTAATATTCATATCCTTGTCTATAGTATTATAATTTTCTATTATAAACTCTATTACGCTATTTTCTAATGCCCATTTAAAAAAATTTAATTGTCCTATTGTTGTTTGAATAAATGTATCATTTTTATATGGTATTGTTATACGTTCCCATCTACAAAATGGATCAAATCTTTTTTTACTGTAAGCTTTTAATTTTAATTTATAATCATTGTACACTTTAAATCTAATTTCATTTTTAATACTATACATTGTATAATATTTTTTAGAATAATTTGTTGCAAACCAATCCACTATTCGTAATGAAATATTTGATTTCCCATTAATAATTTCTAGCATTTTTTCAAAATTATTCTCTTTATTATAAAATTCCATAAGTTTATTTAATAATATATCATTTTGTGTATTATATGACATATATATATTAATTAAATTTTAATACTTACTTTTAAATTAAAATTTATTCAATTATTGTTTTATATAATAATTATATAAAAACTTTACTTATATAGTTATTATTATGATATTAAATGCAAAAGACTTGATATTAGATGAAAAATATTATAATCAAATTTTAGATTTATATAGTATATTTACAAAATTTGATACAAATATTATGAATTATATTAGAATTAAAACTATATTTGAAAAAATACCTGAAAATCATATTATTAAATTTTATTTAGATGAAGAAAATAATATTATAGCTGCAATTACTATAATAATTGAACAGAAGATTATACATAATGGAAAGTGTGCGTGTCACATTGAAGATTTTGTTGTAACAGAAAAAGAACAACATAAAGGAATTGGTGCTTTACTTTTACAACATGTTTTTCAAATAGCAAAACAGCAAAATTGTTATAAAGTAATTTTGGATTGTCATCCATTATTAGAAAATTATTATATTAAGAAAGGATTTTCAAGAAAAGGAAATAATATGGGATTATATTTTTAATATTTTTTTAAATATATTATAATATTAATAATGCGAAAAATAAGTATAAAAAAAACTATTAAAAAAAATATAGGAGGTTCATCCGCTCGCTCTAGATCACATCATTCGTCAAGTCGGTCTCGGTCGCATCAAGTATCTTCTACCTCTAGAAAACGTAAATCATCTTCTACCTCTAGAAAACGTAAATCATCTTCTCTCTATAGTCCACACCATTCATCAACTCGTTCCATATCCAATAAAATAAGAAAATTATTTTTAATAAAAATTGTTGTTTACCAAAATGAACCGGCAGGTAGGCAATTAACAAATATAAAAAATATATTTCATGGTTCTTATAAATGTTATTCTATTAAAAAATCATTCGAAGGACGAGTTATAGAAAAATGGTTAAATTGGTTGTTACCAATAAAACCCGATGTAAAACAAAAATATAAAACAATAAATTGTCCTTATGGTGAATTTTTAATATGGACAATTTATCAAATATTAGATAATAACTTAGTAGAAAATTATAAAGATGGTTATTTCTTTTTAAGAGAAATGTTTACTAGACTAGAAGAAAATGCTTATACTGGAATTTTTAAAGTAACAAAAGAATATGAAAAATTATATAATAAATTAAAAGCAACCAATGATTTAAAAAAAATATTTTATAATATATATCCAGAAAGAGAAAAACAATATGGTAAAAATCATATTACAATTAGTAATACAGCTATAGTAGCTTTGCTTGAATTATTATATGACAAAAAAAATTGATAAAAAAATAATTATATTATTATTTATTAAACCAAAAGTAATAATATAATTATTCAAATTATGGATATTGAGAACTCTGCTATTTGTATTCCATGTGCAGGTACTGATAATGATTATGAACAAGAACTATTGGATTCTATGGATTCTTGTAGTGTTAATAATCAACCACTTACCATTTATATTGCAACTCTTTTAGAACGTTTGACAAAAGAAATGATTTTAACAAAAGTATATGATGAAGAAGCTTGTGGATATGTTTTAAATATTACTCCTCCTTCTTGGTTTAATACTATTGCTGAATTTCATCAAAATATTTTGATTAAACTTATTGAACCAGTATTAAAGGAATATATTAAGTAAAATTTTAATTGTTATTGTAAAAAAAATTGATAATAAAAAATATTATATTTTTTATTTATTAAAACTATAAAAATATAGTATTATAAAATCAATTATGGAACAAATCACAACCTCAATCAGAACTATTCATTCGGGTGTTATTGTTTCGTCATTAAGTCTTGAAGAATATAAAAAATATATTCACTATATTTTAAATCGTGTTATAGAAGAAAAATTATTTGTTATTGAAAAAAAACATAAAGATAATAAACTTGTATTTTCAATAAAATTAAAGCGAGTAGAGTGGTATTTAGAACTGGAAGATGATGTTAAATGCCATGTAGAAGTTAATTTAAAAAGACATATTATTAGAGGAATTCAAAATGCCGAAGAATTTGAAGGAGTCAATCATCATATAGTTCAACATAATACTACAAATAATACTACAAACGATATAAGCAACGGAACAAATAGAATATTAGGAGAAAATGCTCATCAAAAAAATAAGCGTCAGCGTCTTAATATTTAATTTATGCTAGAATCCGACTTTTTAATTTTAATTATATTATTTTCTAATTGTTTTGTAAATAAAAATTTGTCACTATTTTTTCTTCGTCGTTGAAGATTACATTTTAAACAACATACAATAGTATTTTTATTACTATGTTCATCATAATTATTTAATCTATCTAATGTCCATTGTTCCTCGTCTCTCACTTTTTCAAAAAATAATTTCATATTTTTATTACAATAATAACATTTTAATTTACAACTTACTAATTTCTCTATTACATTATCTAAAGTAATCAAGTTTGCATATTCGTGATAATCTTTTTTTATATCTTGTTGTTTATAACTATTTATTTTGGCTTTTAATTCTCCCAAAATAAAATTACGTTCTTCAAATTGTGAACCCATATATAGATTATTAATAGTTTTTACTTGTTCACTGTGTTGTTTCATTGCTAATATAAAATTATTTGATGGGTCTAAACTGTTTTGTTTATTAAATTTTACTATCTTCTCTCGTATTTTATCAGGTTTTTCAGGTTTGTCATTTATTATTTTGCTATTTTTTTTATTTTGTATATTTATTGTTTTCATTAATATAACTAATTATATATATTAAAATAGTATAAACTTAAAAATATAAATAATATAATATGGTGACCTTAAATAAAGAAGAAGAAAATAATATATTCACCTTAACTAAAGAAGAAGAAAATAATATGGTCACCTTAAATAAAGAAGAAAATAATACAGCGGAAGAAAAATTAAATTTAGTAATAAATGATAAACAGATTAAAACCGCAAAAGATTTTAAAGATGAAAAAGCAACATTAAAAAATAAAAAAACAGATAATTGTCAAGAATTAAAAAATTTGGCTTATAAAACAATGTTATTAAATGGTAATGATATTACAGTTAAAAATGAAAATATATCAAATGATAATAAAATAAGCAATTTTTTATTGGACGAATCCAATGCAAATAGAAGTGAGACTTGGACGAAATTAAATAAAACTCAAAAATTATTAAGATTAAATAATTATGTTGAAACTAGTTTAAAAACAAAATATAATCTTTCAAATGATGAAGTTATTCATACAAAAAATTATTTACAAAAAACCATAGAACGTAAAAATCTATCAAAAGCAAAAGAGATTGTTTATAATAAAGAAGAAAATTTTATAATAAATATACCATTTTTTACATTCATTGAAGATACTCGTATATTTATCTTAAAAAAAGATGATAAACATATTTCTACAGTTAAATGTTTACCACAAGATAAAAGAGGCAAAGTTAAAACATTAAAAATTCACGATGAATAAAAAAATATATTTTTTAAATATTTTTTAAATTGATATTAAATATAATTATATAATAATTAATATATTATATAATTATTATTATGAATTTGGAGTTTACAACAAATAGTTTACTCGATAAGTATAAATTAAATAAATATTTTAAAGAAATCAAGTTTAAAAACTTAATATATGATCTCCTTGAAAATGTTATTAAACTAATGACAGAATATATTGAAAATAATGTATTACAATTAATATATTATGAAATTTATCATGATGTATGGGAACATGCATATAATATTGTTTATGTTCATTATATTGAACATAAAATAATTGAAAACTTATATCAATTAAGCGAAGAACAAAGTGTTAATCTTTTATATAAATGTGCTAGAATTGCAAATATTTTAGTTTTTAAATATTTTATACCTAAAAGATCGTATAATAAAAGTTATATTAGAAAAAATCATAATAATGAAAGTTATAATCTTGTTATAAATAATGTTAAAATTAATAATCAAGTAAATTTATTAAAAAATATTAAACAACCCGATCAAAGAACGGATGAATGGTATTTATTTAGAAATTCAACTTTAACAGCATCAAACATTTATAAAATTTTTGTAAGTGAATATAGTCAAAACCAATTAATTATTGAAAAATGCGAACCAATTGATATTAATAAATTTAAAACTACAAATCTTAATTCACCAATGCATTGGGGACAAAAATATGAACCAGTTTCTATTTTATACTATGAATATATTAACGCTACAAAAGTTGATGAATTTGGTTGTGTTCCACATAAAGATTATAGTTTTATTGCTGCTTCACCTGATGGTATTATTTGTGATGCAAATAGTGAATTATTTGGACGTATGTTAGAAATTAAAAATGTTGTATCGCGAGTGATTACAGGTATTCCAAAGATGGAATATTGGATTCAAATGCAATTGCAAATGGAGGTTTGTAATTTAAATGAATGTGATTTTTTAGAAACAAAATTTATAGAATATACTGATTTAGAGGAATATTTAGAAGATAGTGATAGTTCAAAGTATAAGGGGACATTTTTACAATTTTTAAAAGATAGAGAGCCTGTTTATATTTATCCACCATTTTTATTAAATGATGTTAATAGTGGTGAATATAATACTTGGTATGAAGAACAATTAATAATTAATAAAGATTTGGATTTTATTAAAACAATTTATTGGAAATTAGAAGTTATCAGTTGTGTTTTAGTTATGCGTAATAAATTTTGGTTTGCAAATGTATTGCCACAAATTGAAATATTTTGGAATATGTTAGTTAAAGAACGGGAAGACGGGAGTTATAAAGACAGATATAGTAAAAAAAGGAAACTCAAAATGGAAGATGAAAAATCAAAAAGTGATTTTCCAAAACCAGGATGTTTAATCAAATTATAAAAAATATTTATAAAAAATATTATATTAATATATAAATATAATATGGCAAGAAAAACTAGAAAATCTAGAGGAGGAGTTTCTTTATTTGGTAAAAAAGACCAACTCGTAGATCTAGTTCAAGAAAAAGAAGTGCAGAAAAAAGAAAAAAAAATTTAGAATTAATTATGCAAGGTAAACAAATTGATAAATTAAAAGAGGGAAAATGTTTAGCACAATACCAAAGATGTATGGGTGTTTCCAGAAGAAGAAGTCACTAAAAAATATATAAAAAATTAAATATATTTTAAAATTATTTAAAACTATTTTTTTATATTTACTATAGTAAAATAAATATGAAAAATAACAAATCCAATAATACAGTTGATATGCATGTGTTAAAAAGAAATGGAAAAAAAGAAATTATTTCTTTTGATAAAATTCTTAAAAGAGGAAAATCTATTGCTAAAGAATTTGGTTTAGCAAATATTATTCATGCTCAACTTGCCATAAAAGTAATTGACCAGCTTTATGACAATATTCAAACAACCAAAATAGACGAATTAATGGCTGAACAATGTGCTTCAATGGCTTCCACTCACCCTGATTATACTAAAATGGCAAGTGCAATTACTATTTCAAATCTTCAAAAAAATACTAGTTCATCATTTTATGAAACAATTAAAAAATTATATGAATTTAAAGATGTTAATAATGCTTCATATAAACTAATTCACGAAGATATTATGAAAATTTGCGAAGACTATAAAGAAACACTTGATTCTATGATAGATTATCAACGTGATTTTTTATTTGATTATTTTGGTTTTAAAACTCTTGAACGTGCTTATTTAATGAAAGTTAATAATGTCATTATTGAACGTCCCCAACATATGTGGTTACGTGTTTCACTTACTGTTCATGGAGTAAATATGGAAAAAGTGAAAGAAACATATGATTATATGTCACAAAAATATTTCATTCATGCAACTCCCACTCTTTTTAACGCAGGAACACCCAGACCACAGCTCAGTTCTTGTTATTTAATTGGTATGGAAGATGATTCTATTGATGGCATTTTTAATACAGTTAAAGAATGTGCGCAAATTTCAAAATGGTCTGGCGGAATTGGATTACATATTCACAATATTCGCTCAAGTGGCTCACAAATTAGAGGAACAAATGGCGTTTCAAATGGACTCATTCCAATGTTAGGTGTTTTTAATAAAACTGCTCGTTATGTAGATCAGGGCGGAAAACGAAATGGCAGTTTCGCTATTTATTTAGAACCCCATCATCCAGATGTTGAAGAGTTTTTAGAGCTTAAAAAGAATCATGGAGATGAAGAATCTAAATGTCGTGACCTTTTCTATGCACTATGGTTAAGTGATTTATTTATGGAACGTGTAATGGGAAATAAAATTTGGTCTTTATTTTGTCCAGATAAATGTCCTGGATTGAGTGATTGTTATGGAGATAAATATAGAAAATTATATTTACAATATGAAGAAGAAGGGCGTTTTAATAAACAAATTGATGCACGTGAATTGTGGATTAAAATTTTAGATTCTCAAATGGAAACCGGAACACCATATCTATTATATAAAGATGCTGCAAATAATAAATCAAATCAAAAAAATCTTGGTACCATTAAGAGCAGCAATTTGTGTTCAGAGATTATAGAATATTCAGACGCAAACGAAACAGCAGTATGTAATTTGGCTTCAATTGGATTGCCGATGTTTGTGAAAGAAGATAAAACATTTGATTATGAAAAATTAGAAACAATTACTAAAATTCTGGTAACAAATTTAAATAATATTATTGACATTAATTTTTATCCTACGGTTAAAACCCGGCGTTCTAATTTTAAACATCGTCCTATTGGGATTGGGATTCAGGGTTTAGCAGATGTATTTTTAAAAATGGATTTAGCATTTACATCAGACGAAGCAAAAGAAATTAACAAACTTATTTTTGAAACAATTTATTTTGCAGCATTAACGTGTAGCTATGAAATTAGTAAAGAACGACTTGAAGATTTGATGTTCTTAAAAACCGAATATGAATCTAATAATTGGAGCTTTGTAGATAATAATCCGGAATGTAGAGAATATAGTATTTATAATGTTAGTGATGCATCCAGTGTGAATGCTAAAAATAGTGATACAAAAATTCAATATTGTTTGGATAAAATGAAACCAGTTAAAGCTGAAATTGATAATCTTAAAAAACATTATTTAGGTGCGTATAGTTCATTTCAAGGCTCACCATTAAGTGAGGGAATTTTACAATTTGATATGTGGAATATAGAACCTAGTAAAGGTCGTTATGATTGGGAAACATTAAAACAAAATATTATTAAATATGGTTGTCGTAATAGTTTATTATGTGCGCCTATGCCAACTGCTAGTACCAGTCAAATTTTGGGAAATAATGAATGTTTTGAACCAATTACCAGTAATATTTATAGTAGAAGAACATTAGCAGGTGATTTTGTTATGGTAAATAAATATTTAGTAGAAGATTTATTGAAATTAGATATGTGGAATAGTACAATTAAAAACAACATTATTGCAAATAAAGGAAGTGTTCAATTTATTGAAGGTTTAACCGAAAAAATGAAAGAAAAATATAAAATTGTATGGGAAATGAGTATGAAGGATTTGATTAGTATGTCACGAGATAGAGGTGCATATATTTGTCAATCACAAAGTTTAAATTTATGGATGGAAGATCCTAATCCAAGTGCATTAACAAATATGCATTTTTATAGTTGGAAAGCAGGACTTAAAACAGGAATTTATTATTTACGACGAAAAGCTAAACATCAAGCACAACAATTTACAATTGAACCTATTAAAAAGGATATTTCAAATAATAAAGCAGAAGAAGAAGAAGAAGGTGATGGATGTTTGATGTGTAGTGGATAATTAAATTATTTTAAAAATTGAAATAAAATAATAAAAAATAATATATTAATAAATTTATAGAATGTTTAAATTTATTAATAATATATTAATAAATTTATAGAATGTTTAAATTTATTAATAAATTGACTAATTTCACAGAACTTTTATCTAAATTTACAAAAAATAATGAACAACAATTTGGATTAATTGGTAGATGGTGTCATGTAAATATGTCAAAATGTAATTATGATGTTGTATTAAAAAAAATAGATATGGCAAATCGTGATAATAATTTTTGTATAAAACCTATTCAAAAAAATAAACAATAAATTAACTTTCTTTTACATAAGTTTCTTTACATAAATTTTTTATTATTTTTTCATCTATATTTGTAGTTGGTTTTCCTATTGTTGATATTGTTTTTGTAAAATAATCAGTTTTATCTTCATTATTCATATAATCAGGGTTTAAATTTTTCCAATCCATTAATGCATTGAAGTTTTTAGATGATGCTTTTTTTATTGCACCTTTTATTTTTTCTTTATTTATATCTTTTTTCCATTCATTGTCTTCTTTTATATATAATGTTTCACGCTTACTATCTGTACAATGCATTGGTCTTTGATAAACACTTAATTTATTCATATTTTCTATTATTGATTTACTTAAACCTTGTATCAAACCATTTTGTTTTGTAAAATGCAATTGTTCAATTGTAATATCTAGTGATTTAATAAAATCACTCATATTAATTGCATCCTTACATTGTTCATTTAAAAATACATTAATATTAAATTTTTGATTATTATTTTGTGTATTGTTTATTATATTATTATTACCTATTTTTGGTATTAGCTCACTTATTTGTAATTGGTGTTTTGCATTTTCTTTTATAAGTTCTTTTACCATATTTTTCAATTCTTTATTATCTTCTTTTAATCCTATTATCTCTTTTTTATCCTCAATTGTTATTAAAGTTGTATTATTCAACGAGCTACATTTTTTTTTATGATACGAAAGCCCTTGTTTATATTTGTATTTCTTACCACAATCGCATTCAAAATTATATATTGGCTCTTTTTGCTCTTTTTGCTCGTTTTTGTCACTATTTGTCACTATTATGTCACTATTTGATAATTTTTTATGTTTAAGGGTTTGTAAATGTCTATTATAATTATTTTTTTTACACGTTTTAAAGTCACATAGTTTGCAAATAAAGATTTGTTGCTCGTTTTGCTCGTTTTTGTCACTAAATGTCATTATATATATAGTGACTAAAAAAGAGCCTAAATTGTTTTAAAAATTAATATATTTTTGTATGGTAACAACTTTTTTTAGTTAAAAACTACAATTTTATTACGTTAATGATAACAAAAGTTGTTAAAAAGTGAAAAATCGTTCTATTTTATATAAAGGCTAGCCCATATCAAAAATGGACATTTATAAATGTCCAAAACCCAAAAAAATTATGAAATTATTTTTTATTTTTTTTTACACCTTTAATAAGAGATTTTATTTTATTATGATAAATGGTAATAAAATAAAAAATAGGGTTTTAGGGCTGAATTTCTTTAAGTTGTTTTTTAAATATATTATTTATCTTCTTTATTTCAATTGTAAAAATAGTTCATAAATTTTTTCATTTGTTTTTGCAATATCAGTATTATAAACATATTTAATATAACACCGTAATGTACATAAAATATCTACTAGTGAATTATGTAATTCTTTTGGAATAGGTTCATCTGCAAATAAAGTAGTATATAATTCAATTAATTTTGGTTGTTTAATAAACGTTTTATTAGTTTTAGTCAATGCTACAATATTACAATATTCTTTGGTGTTTTTCATAGTACAATATTCATGTTTTGTAATTTTTACATTATTTTCATATTTTGTAAATTTTTGATCAATTTTATGTCTTAAGCATTCTACAAATATCATACGCTTATCAAACGAAATATTATGCCCGACAACAATATCACATCTATCTAAAAATTCATTAAATTCTCTCAAAACAGGTATAATATGAGTGCCATGAGCATTTAAATATTCATGATTTAAACCATGTATTTCTAAACTTTTTTCAGAAATTGCTATTGATGGATTTAATTTAATATAATCATCTTTTACAATCACATTATTATTACTAACATCGTAAAATATATAACTTAATTGAACAATATGAGGATATTTGTTTACTTCATAAATGGAGGCTTTGTCTTCTGGTAATCCTGTTGTTTCTGTATCAAATACTAATATTTTCATTATAATAGTATTTAATAAATACTATTTATTTTTAAAATACTATATTAATCTATAAAAATTATCATTTTTTAATTAAATAAAATAAAAATATTTTTTAATAGAAAAAAAAATTGATAACAAAATTTTTTTATTTTTAAATGATACAATATAACAAAGTAATGTCAATGTCTAGCATTCCCGATACCAATTATTATCAGGTTTTTAATAAGAAGATTATTCTTATTCCTGATTATGTAATTCCAAGTGATTTGTCAAAGATTTATCATTATTTTGATTACTATAATATTGCTTCAATTAAAAATGTAGAAATTAAGCCAAATGAAGGTAATACTACAAATCCTAGTTCTAATTATTTATTTAGTAATGATTTTTGTCATGCAATTATTGAAGTAGAAGAATGGTATAATAACAATAGTGCATATTGGTTTTATCAAGCTATTGAAGAAAATAAGTGTAAGATGGTTTATGACGATCCCAGTTATTGGGATGTAGAATTTTATGTTAAACTTGAAGAAGATTTTGAAGAAGATTACGAATATAAGAATGAAGTTTCAAATCAAAGTTATGAAAATTATGAAGATGAAGATGAAGATGAAGTAGAAGTAGAAGTAGACGTAGAAGACGAAGATGGGGAAGTTTTTGATTATTCATATACTGTGGAACAAGGAACTAGTAGTAGTGAATTTAACAGTGATTCATATAGTGAATATGAAAGCGGTAGTGAAGCAGATGATTCAAAGGATGAAAATTATGATTTTGAAGAAAGTGACAACGAAGAAGATGTGATTTATGAATATTATAAGATGGATCACAATAAGAGCAAACATTTTACTCGTTCAAGGTCAAAGAAGGAAAACAAGAAGCGCAAGTTCAGTGTTGATGCTCAAAAAGAAATTGAGCATTTAAAGGAAGAAAATGACAGTATTAAGGCACTTCTTATTAAGAATAATAAGAATTATCTTAAGAATAATAAGACGAAGAGTTTCAAGAATGATTGGAGTCGTCGCCTCCGGCAAAAGGTTTCATATTAGATATAACTAATAAATAAGAATTACTTGTAAAAAAATTTGATAAAAAAAATATAATATTATTTTTTTTACAACAATAAACAATAAACAATAAAAAGAAAAAATAAAATAATGAATAAAGAAACATTGTTTTATTTGCTACCAGAAGATCTTTATATAATTATTTTAAAACATTTGGATAAAGATACACGGACAATGATGTGATGTTATATATATATTATGGAGATAAATTAGATTTGTGGTATAAATGGTATCCGCTAACATTAAAGTAATAATTTATAAATAAAATTCTGCTTCATTAATAATTGCTTCTTTACATCGACCATAAGTAGTGCGATGCCAAGGGCTAATACCATAATTGTCTATACCTTCCATGTGTTTTGCTGTTCCATAACCTTTATTTTTTTCTAAAGAATAATAAGTATCTAATTTTTTATAACAATCACATAATTCTTTAATATATGCATCTCTTTCTACTTTAGCTATTATGGATGCAGCAGCAATTGAGCAATATTTATTGTCACCACCTTCAATTAAAATATGATTAACTTGTTCTATTAAAGAACTAGATTCATTCATATATGTATAACTTTTGAAATCATTACCATCAACAAGTAAATAATAATTTTCTGATTTTTTAGAATAATTTAATAAAGTTTTATTATTTTTATCAAATTTAGTAATTACATTTGTTATTGCTTTATGCATAGCACAATGTGTAGCATTTCTAATATTAATTTTATCTATCGTTTTTTCATCTTCATATTGAACACTATAAGCTAATGCATTATCTTTAATATATTGGGCAACTTCATTTATTTTTTTTAATGAGCTAAATTTTTTGCTATCTTTTAATAATTCATAATTAAAATATTCATTTTTAGGCAAAATTACTGCAGCACTATAAACTCTTCCAAACATTGGTCCTCGACCTACTTCATCTATACCTATTTCAAATTGATGAGATTCATTGTTGTAAAAACGTTGTAATGTTATTTTAGGTTTAATAATTCTAGTTTTTTTTGTTTCTTTTGTTTCTTTTGTTTCTTTATTATTTTCCATAATTAAACAATATAAACTTTTTTATTATATACTTATTATAATATAAGTAATGGCTTTCAATTTTAAAAATAATAATTTGATAATAATTTTACTTCTAATTTTAGTAATTGCATCATCAATGTCTTATTTAATGATGGAAAAAAATGTAGAAGGTTTTGCATTAAAAGGATTTCAACCTACGATTACTAATAAATTTACAAATATAGGTGGAGTACCTAATAAATTAGATCGAACTTATTTAATATTAAATGAATCAAAAAGATATGTTTTAAATAGTAAGCCTTATCCTTCTGTAATTAGTGAATTAGAATCAAGTGGTAATTTTAATTTTCGTAATAAAGTAGGTAAAGATTTATCATATAACGCATTTTTATATCAAATAGCTCCTGCTATTTTTCCTGCTACTGCTATTTCTCCTGCTACAACTAATGATATTTCATATGATTTATATAATTTACAATTAATGGAAACATATGATTTAAGTAGTCGTCCAGTTGGAACAGATGCTACTACAGAAGAAAAAAATAAAGATTTATCGGGAACAACTAATATTTTAATGGTTATTGATTCTTCTGGGTATTTTTATGATGTTTCTGGTTTAAATAGAAAATTAGGATTTAATTTAATTTTAGATAAAGATTATATTATTGTTAATGGTGAATTAAAAGGATCTATTCCTACGGCTAGAGGTCTTTCAAGTTCTACAGCACCAACTACAGGTTGGCATGGTAATATTAATTTTAATGATATGTTTAGAGGTTCGGGTTCGGGTATAAGCGGTGGATACCCGCGCATGACTCCTGAGTTATATACTTATATGATGCAAGGAGGGATTGGAATGTCAGGATTTAATACTTCATTACCTTATTATAGTAATTTTGAAACTGCAATGAACATACCATCAAATCCAGTAGTAAATCCATTAAATTCTATGAATCCTGTTAACTATAACGAAGCATTATTTGGTCCAAATATAACACCAACAATGGCAAATACAAATGCCAGAAATTCTTTATCAAATAAAGCTACAAATATATCTTCTAAAAATAATAAAGATATTTCAAAAAATCCAATAACAAATACTTTCAATGAATTAAATTCAAGAACTAATACATTATTATCTCAAAATACAAATGATACAAATAATAATACAAATAATAATAATAATGGAATCCCTCCATGTCCTCCTTGTGCAAGATGTCCGGAATCCAACTATGAATGTAAAAAAGTACCAGCATACGAACAAGGATATGAAAATACAGCATTACCAAGACCAGTATTAAGTGATTTTAGCACATTTGGAATGTAATAAATTATTTAAATTATACTAAATTATATTTTAAATAATTTTTTAAATATACTTTTTCTCAAATTTAAAGTTTTGCAATAAGTTAGCAAGTTAACATTAAATTGTCATTTTAAGTATTATTATTAAATTTAAATACTTAAGCAATATTTAAACCTCATCCTCCTCCTCTATGTTTACGTGTTTTTGTTTTTTTTAATAAATTTAATTTTTTTATTTGTTTCATAATTTTACTATTTATTATTCTTAATTTTTTCATTGTTTTAGAAGCGGTTCTTTTTAAAATATTAGTTCTTTTTTTTCCGCGTCTAGTTTTAATTCTTTTGTTCATTATTTATTTTATATTATAACATTATAAAATAAATAATACTAAATTTATAAGATACTAAAATTTAAGTATTATTTATTTATGTTTTAAGCATTTTTTGTCAATGTTAAATGATTTACATTTTTTTTCTTGAGGAACAATATTGATAATACATTTAGATTTTTTACCATATAATGGTTCTGTACAACCTTTTTCTTTCTTTTTTGTTTTATTGAAATTTTCTTTATATTTAAAAATTTTAGTATTTTCAATAACACACCTAGATCTAAATTGTTCATAACGATCTCTCACATCACAATAAGTTAAATTCGATTTTTTTCCCAACATTTTATTAATTAATTCATGTAAATTATAAATATAACGCGAAAAATTATTTCTATTTTCAAATATTTTATTATTTAAAGGGAATTTTTTAAAATTATTTTTTAAATTAATACGACAATATTTACACGGTAATGTAAATTGAAAATTTAATAACATTTGTTTGTATTTTATCTTTTGTAATTTAGTAGGTTCATTGGGGTAATTAAAACTAATAACATGCAAATAATGCCATAAACTAGGACCCCATACATTGGTTAACATTCCATCTCCACTATTATAATCTTTTTTATTAAAAGTTTTTTTTGATTTGATTGTATTTCTAATATTTATAATATTTCTAATATTTTTAGTATTATTTTTAACTTTAATAGTTTTTGATTTTTTTTTCATGATTATATTTAAACTTATATTAAATAAATAAAAAAATTAATAATAAATATTTTAAGTAAATTATTTATTATTAATTTAGTATTAATATATTAATATATTAATACTATGTTTGATATAATAACTAATGTTTCAAATTTATTTGAAGAATTAAAAATTAATTTAAGATTAATATTGACAAATAAAAGTTTTATGTTATTGGTAATAAGTATTTTAACAATATTTATTTGTTTAGCATATTATATTTATAATAAATTAATATATAATGAAATAAATAAATCACATCAATTAAATAAAGAATTAATTGGTAATTCCAAAGAATTCAATGAAAATGATATTTTAATGGTTTTATTTAGAACAGATTGGTGTCCTCATTGTAAAAGTGCACAAATTGAATGGAATAAATTTAAAACTTATATTAATAAAGAAAATTTAATAAATAATAATTATAAAGTAATAGTTACAGAAGTTGATTGTGATCAAAATCCAAATATAGCAGATAAATATGATATAGAAGCATATCCAACGGTTAAATTATTTTATAAAGGTACAACTTATCATTATTATGCGAAAGTACAAAAAGAACAATTAATAGAATTTTTAGAATCTTCAATTGATTAATCAATATTATCAATATTATCAATATTATCAATATTATCAATATTATCAATATTATCAATATTATCAATATTATCAATATTATCAATATTAATACTTGTATTTTTATTTTTTTTTTTTATATATTTTTTTGCTTGTTTTTCTCCTAAATTTATCAAATATTTTCGTTCTTTTGAATGAGTAAATACATAAGTCCAGTATTTTATATCAACATGATGTATATTAAGACCAATATTTATTTTATTTTTTATTTTTATATTTATATTAGTATTATTATGTTCATTAACAAGTAATTTATTGAATATAATTTTTAATAAATAAATTAAGAAATTTATTAGATTAATATCTTCAGTTAATTCTTTAATATTAGTATTATTAGTTTTATAATTTTTATAAAATGGATTTTTTACATCAATTGGTTTATCTTTATCATTTACTAATGTTAATATTTCTTTATTATTACATTTTTCAGTTTTTAAACATTCGTAAAATGGTGTATTAACAAAAATACATCCATCTAAATAATAAGTTTCTTTATAAAACATTGGTGTTATTAAAACAGGAATAGCACAAGTCATTGTTAATGCCTCAAACAATTTAATATCTGGATAAGTTTTATAATTTACATCTACTTTTTTAAAATCATTTACATTTGTAGTAAATAAATGTAAATCAATATTACTAAATTCATATAATTCTTTTAGTGTTATATTTAAACTTAAATCTTTTGCCAATAAAAGTGGTTTAATAGCATTTAAAATAAAGTCACTATTTAACAATCCTTTAGTATAAAAAATATTAATATAGTCATATGAAGTGAAATTTGTTAAACTTTCCCATGGACGTTTAACAATAAAATCATCTATCCAATCCCAGTCAAAATTTAGCAAATATAATAAAGCAATAAATCCGCCAATAGAAGTTGCGTAAATAGATTGTATATTTTCATATTTAATTATATTTTCCAAACTTAAATGTTTTAATATACCATATTGAACTATTCCAACCGGTCCACCACCACTTAATACAATATGTTTTATATTATTGTTATTATTATTATTATTATTATTATTAGACATTCAAAATATAAGTATTATTTATAATAATTTAATAAATAATATTTAATTTAATATATTATGTTAATAATATTTTATTAAAATAATATATTATTAATAATGAGTAACGATTTTTTTTATAATTTTAATAATAAAGCCGATAATGAAGATGAAAGTTTAAAACTAAATATAGACGAATTATATAGTAAAAAACAACAACAAGATTTAAATGTATTAGCAAATTATAATAAAATTTTAGTACGAATACATAATAAAATAAAATATGTATCAAAACAATTAATAAATGATCAGTGTTGTTGGTATTTAGTTCCTGAAATGATGATAGGAATACCAAAATATGATCATAAAGATTGTACTGCATTTGTAATAGAGAAATTAAGAACTAATGGTTTTATTGTGCGATATACACATCCAAATTTATTATTTATTAGTTGGAGACATTGGGTTCCTACATATGTGCGTAATGAAATAAAAAAAAAGACAGGACAAGCAGTAGATGAATATGGTAATTTAATAATAAATAATAATGATTCTAATAATAATAATAATAATAATAATAATAATAATAATAATAATAATAATAATAATAATGATTCTACTAATATAAATGATTTAATGTTTAATACTAAAAATAAAGCATCATCATCTTCTAGTAAAGAAAAAAATAATGATTATAAAGATATTAAAACATATAAACCAAGTGGAAGTTTAATTTATAGTAATAATTTATTAAAAAAATTAGATATAAATGATTTATAAAAAATAATTATTTTTTATATTTTTTATTTTTAATACTTTTTTTTTTCCCTCCTAAAATTTTATTTATTATTTTTGAATTTTCTTCATCTTTAGATTGTTCTTGAAGTTTAGGTTGTTCTTGGACTTGTTCATCATCTTTGGCTTGTTCTTCGTCTTGAACTTTGTCTTGTTCTTTATCTTGAACTTTGGCTTGGTCTTCGTCTTGAGGTTTTTCATCTTCGGATTTTTCATCTTCGGGTTTTTCATCTTCGGGTTTTTCATCTTTGGGTTTTTCATCGTCGGGTTTTTCATCTTCGGGTTTTTCATCTTCGAGTTTTTCATCTTCGGGTTTTTCATCTTCGAGTTTTTCATCTTCGAGTTTTTCATCTTCGAGTTTTTCATCTTCGGGTTTTTCATCTTCAGAGTTTTCATCTTCGAGTTTTTCATCTTCGGATTCTTTTATGACTTGTTCTTCCTCTTCTTTTTCGTTTTCTTTTCCATCTAAATTTATTTTTTTATCTATATAAATTTTTAATGAATCTATTAAAATAAATTCTTCTTCTGATTTATCATATTTTTCATCTAAAATAAGATTAATATTTTTATTAAAATATTTTTTAATAATAACAAATATATTATTATAAATATTTTCATATAATTTATTTAAAATAGTTTGAGATTCAGTGTAAAAATTTTCAAGTAGTTTAATATTAAAATTATTATTTTCTTCATCTTTTTTAATTTCTATATATTCATGAGTTAATAATTCATGTAAATTTTTAAAGTATTCCTCAATTATTTTTAAAATATTTTGATTTATAATATAAAATTTATTATAGCCTAAATTAATTATTCTACTATATCTTGAATTAATTAATTCAAAATTAGAGCTATATTTTTGTATTAAAAGTAAATTAAATTTTTCAAATTTATATTTTTCTATGAAATTATTATAGTTTTTTGATATTATTGTAATTTGATTATAATTACTAGATTTAATCATTTTAAAATAATCAATGGGTTGTAATGTTTCATAATTAATATCATTTGAGAATTTAAAACAATTTAAAAAATCATTTAAAATATTATCTTTTTGATTAATATTAAAATTTTTAAATTCATTTAATATTTTAATATTGTTATAATTAGTATTAAATATGTCTTTATTAAAAAATCTATTATATGTTTTATTAAAAAAATCAGATAATAAATTAGACGAACCTCCATGTTGTAAATCTGTAGTTTTTGTAATAAATAATGATGAAATAGATTCAAATTTTGATTTATCATATTCCAAATGTAAATTAGAAGATTCGATGGATAAAATTTTAATCAAATCAATATATGTTTTATAATAATTATCTAAATTATTGGGTAAATTATATTTAATTAATTTATCTATTTTTTCATCATCTTCTGAACTATTGGATTCAATATCGCTATTATTATCACTATCAAGATGCTCATAGTCATTATCGTCGTCTTTATCGTCGTTATCGTTGTTATCGCTGTTATTATCATCATTATCGCTGTCATTATCATCATTATCGCTGTCATTATCATCATTATCTTTTTTATTATAATTTTTTAATTCATTTTCTAAATAATAGTTTTTTTCTTTAAGTTTTTTAATTAATTCATCTTTATCTGTAATATTATCTTCTTCCATATTAATATATATAAATAAAATTTAATATATATTAAATATATACAAAATAAATATATTTATTTTTAAATTGATATTTTAAAATAAATATATTTAAAAATATATTACTAGATATTTTTAAGCATAAAAAATGGAAATTGAAAAAAGTAAACTAAAATATGATAAAACAGTGACTCAAAAAAATAAAAATAATAGTTTAAATAAAAATTTAAAAAAAATGTGGAATTTATTTGATGAAGAATTTGATAGTAATAAACAAGAAAAATTGGTATGTGTATATAGAATTCCTTCTAAACATGAAAATATTTTTATACAAAATATTCAAAATGAATTTTGTAGTTTATGCAAAAATCAATTATTCATAGGAGAAGATAACTTTTTAGTATGTCCAAATAATAAATGTGGAATTATTTATAAAGATAATTTAGATCAAGGAGCGGAATGGAGATATTATGGTGCAGATGATAATGGAAGTAGTGATCCTACGCGTTGTGGAATGCCAATAAATCCTTTATTACGGGAATCATCATATAGTTGTAAAATTTTATGTCAAGGTAAAACAAGTTATGAAATGCATAAAATTAAGCGTTATACAGATTGGCAATCAATGCCTTATAAAGAAAAATCACAATATGATGAATTTCAATTTATTAATATTATGTCACAAAATGCAGGAATACCAAAAATGATAGTAGATGATGCAATGCGGTATCATAAACAAATTTCTGAAACAAAAACATTTAGAGGATTAAATCGTGATGGTATTATTGCAGCGTCTATTTATATTTCTTGTAGAGTAAATAATTTCCCAAGAACAGCAAAAGAAATAGCTGATATATTTAATTTGGATAATACTAGTGCAACAAAAGGTTGTAAAAATGCTTTAAGTATTATAAATGAAATAGATAGAGAAAATGCAAGTGATGATATAATAAAATTAAATAAAACAACACCTTTATCATTTATTGAACGTTATTGTAGTAAATTAAATATAAATAATGAACTGACAAAATTATGTAAATTTATTGCAAATAAAATAGATAAAAATAATTTAATTCCAGAAAATACTCCACACTCTATATCTGCTGGTATAATATATTTTGTTTCACAATATTGTAATTTAAATATTAGTAAAACAATTATTAACAATATTAGTAAAATAAGTGAAGTAACAATAAATAAATGTTTTAAAAAATTGGAACTACATAAAGCTGTATTAATTCCGGAGGTCATACTAAAAAAATATTCATAAATTAATTTAGTAATATTATATATCTTTATTTATTTTAAAAATTATAGTAGTATAATATATTAGTATAATTTTTTTATGAGTGTTCCTAAAATTGTTTTTATTGTACCTTATAGAAATAGAAAAAGTGAAAAAAATAATTTTTCTAATGTTATGAATGAATTATTAGAAGATTATGATAGCAATGATTATGAAATTTATTATAGTTGTCAAAAAGACTACGATGGGCGACCATTTAATAGGGGTGCAATAAAAAATATAGGGTTTTTAATACTTAAAAAAAAATATCCAAATGATTATAAAAATATAACATTTGTTTTTAATGATGTAGATACTTATCCAAGTAAAAAAAATATGTTACCTTTTGAAACAGAAAAAAATATTATAAAACATTTTTACGGTTTTACTTATGCATTGGGAGGGATATTTTCAATAAAAGGTGAAGATTTTGAAAAACTTAATGGTTTTCCAAACAATTGGGGGTGGGGATTTGAAGACAATGAAATAAATAGACGTGCAAATGAAAAAAATATTACCATTGATAGGTCTGTATTTTTTCCAATAAAAAGTAAAGAAATTATACAATTACTTGATAATCCGTTAAGAATGATAAGCAATAAAGAACCTGCTAATTATGTTAAAAACAAAATGAGTGATGATTTAAATACTATAAATAACTTAAATTATAATATAGAATCAAATATTATAGAAGCTAAAAATTTTGTTAATCAATATAATATTAATATAGATTCATTTAATACTTTAATACCACATAATTCTGGTTTATTTTATAGTCAAAATGTAGCTGAAAATAATAAA